GGCTGCGGTGGCCGCGATCTCGCCTTGCTTCTGGAGAGCAGCGGCCTGGGCCTTCAGCTCCTCGTTCGTCATCGAATCTTCTCCTCGGGTGGGGGTGGGGCGCGCCTGGGAGGAGGCACGCCCCTACGAGCTCACGCCCACCCCCAGACCGATTACTCGTGGTCGGTGATGATGTTGAATCCGCCGGCCGGGTCGACGTTCTCGTCGCCGTAGGCCGCGGTCACGACCACTTCCCAGCCGCGCATCGACGCGTCCCGCTGGAACTCGGTCCGCGGGTCCCACTTCACCGAATACACCAGCGGCGAGAACTGGCCCGCCGGGTAGATCGCACCCTGCCGGTCGGCCCCGGCGTTCACCGCCGCACACCGGCGGGACGAGAAGATCGGCACGCCGTACAGAGACCAGCTCTGGCCGATCCGGAACGGGTCGGTGGCGATGCCGTCACCGAACACCGTGCCGGTGATCGACGCGATGTCCGTCCGCAGGTCGGAAATCTGGATCGGATGCAGGACGGAGACCACCGGCCCCCGGTCCTCGAGTCCGTTGAGCTCCATCTGATGGATCGCCGACAGGAAGTTGGCGTTGGTCAAGTCCACGCCGGTGGATCCGACCGTGGTGGTGAAGTCCGCGAACTCGGCCGCGAGGTTGACCTCGATGTCCTGGCCGACCGCCATGCCCGCCTGCATCCCGAAGTCGGCGACGTTCGTGATCGACGCGGAAACGAACAGGTCGGTGATGGTGTGCATCAGGCCGTGCTCGGAGACGGTCGCCTGCACGGAGGTCGTGTCCACGTCGGTGTTCGACATGTCCGACCCGTCCGTGAGCGCCGAAACCGAGCTGGTCAGCTCGGGCCACTTGACGTGCTCGGACACGAGCGAGTTCTCGCCGCGCATGTCCTTGACGCGGAGCGTCCGGAGAATCGGGGTGGGACCGTAGGCGGCCGGGAGCATTATCCGGTCCACGATCTCCGCCGCGATCGTCTCGGCGGCAGATCCGCCTGAATCGATCTCATTGGCCATCTGGGAATCTGTCTCCTCAGAAGGTCAGACCGAGGCGCTTCTGCATCTCCTCCCAATTCTCGCGAGCCCGCCTGATGTCGTGCGCCGCAGCGTCTCCACCCGTCTGGAAAAGCATCCGCAGAGGCTTCCCGTCGGGTCCGCTCCGGCCCATGTTCAGCAGGACGCCCTCGTCGAGAAGCTTGCCGAACTCCTCGTCGCTGAGCTTCGAAATGTCGCCCGGCTGGACGTTGGAAAAGTCCAGCCCGGCATTCTTGGGTTCGCCGCCGACGCGGTTGTCCACGCCAGCGGTGCTGTCCTGTTGGGCCAACTCCGGCATCTCCTTCACCACCGCGTCCAGCACGGTGTCCAGGCCGGCTACCTCACCGGCGTCGAAGTCAACCTCCACGTCCTCAAAGTCGGCGAGCCGGAACGCGGCGTCGAGCCGGTCCTTTCGCACACCTGCCTCGAGGGCGCGCTCCTTGAACGACGATCGCAGCAGGCTTTCCCTAAGCTTGTTATTTCGATCGTCGAGCTGCTGTCGAAGGGCGTCGGCGTCAGGATCCTGCCCGTCGCCGGTGTCAAGACCGAGCTGCTCACGCACCGCTGTCAACTGCTGCGACAGCGTGTCTGCACGCTCGGCCTCCTTCTTTGCCGCGATCCGCCTCTTGGCGGCCTCTTCGCGGGTCTTGGACAGCTCGGACTTCAAGCCAGAGCTGTCGGAAGTCTGTGACGCACCACCCGCGACATCCAACACGGCCTTGCCGTCGCGCTCGGTGTAGAACTCATGGACTTCGCTGGGCACTTCCGAAATGGAGGAATATTCCGCTTCGAGAGCCATCAGTCGCCATCTTCCTCGACGTTACATCCGTCGGCACGCAACGCTCGCCGCAACCGTTCGATGGTCACATCCCGGGGAAGCACCTCAGCGAAACCCTCGATGCGTTCCATCGGAGGACACTCGATTTCGCCACGCAAGATCTGTCCTACTGTCGACTCGTCGATCCCGGCAGCGGTTGCGAGACGCGAGATGATCTCGGACCTGTCAACATCCTCGCTCTCAGCAAGATCGTCGATCTCGCGATTGAGCAGCCGGGCCAGTGTGTCGCCCATGTGGTGTTCTCCCTCGACGAACAAAGGCGCCAGCGGCCGCAAAGCCACCGGCGCCTTGATCGCCGATCTCGCCCGTCAAGGGCGGTGAAGAGGGTAGCTAGCCCCCCACGAGATGTCTTCACGAGGGTGGCACATCAGCGCCACCCCGTCTACCCCGGTCAATCCGGGTTGCGCACCTTCCAGGGCTTCTTCCCGGTGAACGCACGGAGTCCGGTCTTGCGCGCAACCCCGCGGAACCGGCCCGTTATCGAACTGTCGACCATGTTGTCCAGGAAGTCGATGGTATCCTGGTTGAGCTGCGTCATGTCCGTCGGGCTCATGCCGAGCCACTTCCGCTGTGGGAGTCCGAGCCCTCGATGATGGACCGCCGCGATGGCCTGCCGGTCAGGGTTGCCACCCTTGCGGACGAAGACCTTGCCGCCGGTGTTCGACGTCTTCTTGAACGCCAACAGCTCGAGCATGTCCCCGTCGTCCTGGAGCGTCACCGGAACTGTCCGACCACCCTTCTTGCGCTCAGCGTAGCGCGCCGAGTAGGGCTGAAAGCCTCTATCCTCGACGTCGGTGCCGGCTTTCGTCCTCGTGGCTACCGCAGCGCGCACCTTCGGGCCCGCCCAGCGGATGATCTTGCCGGAGTCGACGAACGTCCTCCGTAGATGGCGGAAGAACGCAATAGCCTCCGGCCGGCCCTTCAGCACGGCGTCCGACTTGTTCGCCATCACTCCACCACCGCGATGATGTCCGTGAAGTCGTAGACGCGCAGCTCCCCGAACTCGGGAAACCGCGGATCGAACTGCTCGAACGAGATGACCAGACCGCCCGCCGGGTCCGGGGTCGGGTTGCCCTTCACGATTGCTGTCTGGCCCACAAACTGCTGGCTGTCGCCCCTGTAGCGCACGCGCGTACCCGGACGGAACTCGTCGATGAGCCGCGTGTTCGCGGCAATGCGCGCCGCCTCTCCCGGAGTCATGCCAGGTTCCTCCACGTCCGCGAGCGCCACGTCCACCTGGAACGGCTCCAGCACCTCCTCGTCGATCCCGAGGAGGCTCTCCGGAAGCAGGATGCAGCGGCACAGACCGCGACAGATGCTCCAGCCAGTCCCCGGAAGTCCCTGGGCCTCCCACTCGTCGAGGGTGAGTCCGCCGCTGTCGTGGCGAGGGTCACAGTCCTGGCAGACCCGCGAGTCACCCACGGTCCGCCACCGTAGAGTGATCTCGCCCCGGTCGATCTGATCCTCGAGCGCCATCAGGCAACCTTCCGCTCGCTGGCCCGCCTGAACGCAGCGTGCTCCGCGTCCTTGCCGAGCTGCAGCACCGCCGAGCCGACCGTGCGCTTGACCGAGTTTTTCAGGAGCCCGAACATCTCAGCGCTGTTTTGGAAGTCCGCACGGACCACGCTGGTAATCGTCTCCTGGTCGATGCCCTTCCGTGCCATCCGTCGGGTTCTGATCTCAAGGAGCACTCGGACGTGCCGCGTGTGCTCTGCGAGCTCGTCCAGGTGGTCCTCGACCGTGTTGCCCATATCCGCGAGAGTCGGCGTGCCGGGCTGGAAGCCGAGGAGCGTTTCCGCGTAGCGCGCGGATTCGCTGACGGCACGCTTCCCGTGGATCCCGATGACCTCCGATCCCACCTGCTCGAGCGCGCCGAAGACCTCCCCGAGCCGACGCACATTCACCCGCGACGAAAGCTCCTGCCACGCCTCCTCCACCATCACGGTCGCCTGGCGCTTGATCTCGTCCAGGCGGATGACGTGCGCTTCCGAAAGCCTGGCTACGCGTCCCACTCAGAGCGTCTCCTCGATTTCGTAGAGCACCAACACGTCGATGGTCGTCGCCTGTGCCATTGTCAGCCTCCTAGATGTGTGGCCACGGTAACGGGGGCCGGCGCTTTCTCACGCGCATCCACCGTCCGCCGATGACCTCCCATTCCATGCCTGGTATGTGATCTGGCTGCTGGGGGCCACCGACGGTCGCGCCAGAGCCGGAGAATGTCGCCGTCGCTGCCACGGTGCCGGTCGTGGAAGCGGTGGACGCGCCCGCGCCGCTGAATGTCGCGGTGGCCGACAGGCTCCCGTCGACCGAGTGCGTGGCTGCGCCCGCCCCCGACA